ACCGACCGTTCACCCAGCACTCCAGGTAGTCGAGAATCCCGCGCTCATCGAGCACAGGCGTCGGGTCTCCGAAGGTAAACGCCTCCATCTTGCCGCCCGTTGCCGGCAGCACCTGGTCCGCGATCGCAGCCGGGGCTGATATGGACATCTGCGTGGTATCGCTGCGGCTGTTGCTCATCAGTAAATCTCCATGAAGCCGGTATTCGTTGAGGTTTGGCCCTCAAGCGGTTCGTTCTGCAATGCGTGGAAAAGCGCCCAGGCGAGATCCGCGTGCCCAGTCTCGTCGGTACGGCCTGCCGTGTAAGTGAACTGCCGGCCGCTGGCGGTGATGGTCTTGCGGATCGCCATCAGCGACTGGGCCATGTCGATCCAGCCGGCGTCGAACTCGAGGCGTCCTTTGTGAATCACGTCGTAGGCCTTGAGTACCAAGCGCGTCTTGACCTCGGGGGAATAGCTGAAGGTCGTCACGTTGGGGAAAAATTGGCGCACCAGCTGGGCCACGCCAGAGCCCATGCCAGTGATATCGATGCCGATGTACGTCACCCAGTAACGCATCGTGACCAGGCGGATCGCCTCGGCCTGGGCGGCGAAGTCCATACCGCGGAACTGGTGGCGCTCGAGCACGCGGAATTTGCCGCCTGGGACAGTCGGCGGGGCCACGACCACCAGACCGGAGCTGTCACCGGTTTCCGCAGGGTCGTAGCCAATCCACACCTGCCGATCGGCAAACGGCCGTGCGGCGAAGGGTTTGTAGTCCTCGGACCACTCCACCCAGCTGTCGACCATGCAGGGCTGGAGGACGTTGAGCGGGAAGATGCTCGCCCCGTCGTCGACGAACTGGCACATCAACAGATTCGCGAAGGCGTCCGCGTTGTACTCGAGGCGCAGCTCTTCCAGGTCGAACAGGTCGCAGCCGCGTTGCTCGGCATCCAGGATGGTGACGATCTGGCGCCAGATCCGGTCCTCGCAAAATCGGCCCTGCTGCAGCGCATCGTGCGACACGTCGAGTTTCAGCCGCTGGGCCACCGGCTTGCCCTTGTTGAAGCGCTCGCCAGTCCAGAACGTGTAGGCCTCGTGCGCCATGCTCGATGGCGTGGAAAAGTAGGTGCGACGGTATTGCTTCTGCATCGCCATGCCGCTGGCGACCTTGTTCAACTCATTGAACTTGAACGTCCAGAAAAATTCGTCGAAGTAGAAATTACCGTGGTAACCCTGAGCGGTTCGGGCGTTGGTACCGAGGAAATGCAACTCGGCACCGTTGGCCAGGATGATCGGGTCACCGGTAAGCTCGACGCCGCAAACCTCGCGGGCGAAACCTTGAATGTAGGCCTTGAAAATGTGCGCCTGGTTTTTCGATGCCGACAGAAATATCTGGTTGCGCCCGGTGACCAGGGCATCAATGAACGCCTCCCGGGCAAAGTAGTAAGTAGCGCCGATCTGCCGGCTTTTGAGGATTGCCCTGGTGCGTTGATTGCTCGCCCGGTACCAGTCCATCTGATAACCAAAGCAGCCGTCTTTGAATGCCTCGGTGAGCAGCTCGATTTGGTCTTCGCTGAATTCGTTGCGAGCCGCTTTCTTCTTCGGACCTTCGTTACGTTTGGCCAGGTTGGGGTTGAGGTCGGTGTCGGTACCGCCGGATTTGTAACGCTCGATCCGCGCCTGCCGTTCCAGCTGACGATGCAGCAGGTCTATTTCCTTGAAGTCGCCGCCGGTCTTGCCGTCCTTGAGGATCAGCTGCACCAGGCGCGCTTCCAGAGCGCCGCCGATGCGCTCGACGTTATCGGCCCGATCCCACTCGTCACGCGTTTTCCACGCATGAACGGTCTTTTCCTTTTCATCCAGCATTTCTGCGATCGCGCAGATCCGCAGTCCGGTCCAGTAAAGGAACTTGGCCTGACGGCGGTTATCGCGGATGGGAGTGGCGTCGGTTGTAGTCATGGCGGCGATGCTGACGCCTCGCGCGCGTGAAGGCGTAGCGATGTGCCATGTAGCGCATGTGCCTACAACTGGCGTTGATTGCCCGCGATCGCGCGACTGCCGAGGATGTACCTCAACGCAACTGCACCCAGCAGCACCGCTTTGAGGATCTGTTCCATGAAGAAAAAGTTTCGCTCCAAATGGTTCCGCGTCGCCGTAGAAGGTGCGACCACTGATGGTCGTCAGATCGAGCGCCAATGGCTTGTCGATGCTGCCGAAACCTACAACCCGAACACCTACGGCGCTCGCGTCTGGGTGGAGCACTACCGCAGCGTCCTGCCGGACAGCCCGTTCCGTGCTTACGGCGATGTGCTGGCGGCGAAGACTGAAGAAGTCGACGTCAACGGCGTGAAGAAGCTGGCCCTGTTCGTTCAGATCGAGCCGACCGACGACCTGATCGCCATGAACAAGGCGCGCCAGAAGCTGTACACCAGCATCGAGATTTCGCCGAAGTTTGCCGACACCGGTCGCGCTTACCTGGACGGGTTAGCTGTCACCGATTCGCCGGCGAGCCTCGGTACCGAGATGCTGACCTTCAGCGCGCAGAACCCAGACGCCTCACCGCTCAAAGCTCGCAAGAGCAAACCGGACAACCTGTTCTCGGAGCTGGTCGAAGCGCAGCTGGAGTTCGACGAAGTCGTCGAAACCCCAAGCGTGATCGACGGCCTTTTCTCCCGGGTTTCCGATCTCCTCGGCCGGAGCAAGGCCAAAGCGAACAAGGACGACGCTCAATTTACCGAGCTGAACGACGCCGTAGAGGCGCTGGCCGGTCACGCCGCTGACCAGGCCAAAGTTGTCGCGTCAGCCGATGAAGCGCTGAAAGCCCTCACCGGCAAACAGGAAAAGCTCATCACCGATTTTGCGGACCTGATCAAGCGCCTGGGTGACACCCAGGATCACAGCCAAACGACCCGCCCACCAATGCCTGGCGGCGACGGCGCGGTGTTGACCGCCTACTGATCACGTCGCCCCTTACAAGCTCCCCAGGAGAACACCATGCGTAACGAAACACGGATTGCCTTTAACGGCTTCACCAAACAGATCGCCGCGATCAACTCCGTCGGATCTGTGGCGGAAAAATTCACCGTCACCCCTTCTGTACAACAGAAGCTGGAAACGGCGATTCAGGAATCCAGCGCGTTCCTGAAAAAAATCAACGTGCTGGGCGTCGACGAGAAAGACGGTGAAGCCATCGTTTTGGGCGTCGGCTCGACCATCGCCGGCCGGACAGATACCAGCCTGGCTGCCCGCAACCCTCGCGGCGTCAGCTCGCTTAAAAACGACACGTACAGCTGCAAAAAAACCGACTTCGACACCGCGATCCCTTACGCGCTGCTGGATGCCTGGGCAAAATTCCCGGACTTCCAGTCTCGCCTCTCTGGTGCGATCGTCGAGCGCCAAGCCCTTGACCGCATCATGATCGGCTTCAATGGCACCAGCGCTGCGCCCACGACTGATCGCGCAACCAACCAGCTGCTTCAGGACGTGAACGTCGGCTGGCTGGAGAAGTACCGCACCAAAGCGCCGGAACGTGTGCTGAGCAGCGGCAAGGTTGCCGGCAAAGTCACCATCGGCCCGACTGGCGACTACAAAACCCTCGACGGCCTGGTTTACGACGCCATCCAGCTGCTGGACCCATGGCACCGCAAACGTCCGGACTTGGTCGTACTGGTCGATCGCAACCTCCTGCACGCGAAGTTCCTGGCCAACATCGAAGGCGCCGCCGACAACGAAAACGAGTTGGCAGCCGCGCGGATCCTCGCTAACGGCACCTTGGGCGGCTTGCCGATCGAGGACGCACCGTTCTTCATCGACGGCGGCATCATGATCACCACGCTGAAGAACCTGTCGATCTACTTCCAGATCAGCAGCCGTCGTCGTATGACCAAGGACGAGCCGGAGCGTGATCGCATCGCCGATTATCAATCGTCGAACGAGGACTACGTGATCGAAGACTTCGGTCTCGGCGCCCTGGTCGAAAACATCGAAGAGGCCGCGTAACAATGGCCCTCTCCCTCGCTCAACGTCACCGGCTGCAGGCGCTTGCCTCGCAGGAGGCTGCTGCCGCTTCGCCCGCCGTTTCGATGGCGGGCGGGACGGCCTACGAAATGCAGCTGGCCCAGCTGCTGCAGGATCGTCTGCGCCTGAAACAGATCCAGTCGAACGAAGGCAAAGCCGCGCTCAAGTTGCAGCTTTTGCCGGCTTACGTGCCTTACGTCGACGGTGTTCTGGCAACGGGCAACGGCGCTCAGGACGAAGTACTCACCACCATCATGATCTGGCGGATCGATGCTTCCGATTACAGCGGCGCGCTCAACATCGCGGCCTACGTGTTGCAGCACAACCTATTGATGCCCGATCGATTCGAACGTACCACCGGCTGCCTGGTCGCCGAAGAAGTTGCCGAAGCGGCTTTGAGCTCTCAGAAAACCGGTGGAGGATTCGACTTGGCCACCTTGCACCGGACGATGGAGTTGACCGCCGAACAGGACATGCCGGACGAAGCCAGGGCCAAGCTGTACCTGGCGACAGGACGCGCCACCGTGGCCGGTCTGAGCATCGATAACCCGGGCCAACCCGGTCAGGTAATGGCCGGTATTGAGCTGCTGAAACGAGCCATCGAGCTGAACAACAGCTGCGGTGGCAAGAAGGATCTGGAAGGCGCTGAACGCCTCCTGAAAAAGATTGCTCCCCCACCAGGGAGCTGACCGAGCGTACCCCGCAACCCCGGCGGCCCGGGGCTGAACAGCAGGTCTCCTTTCCTAGCTGTGACGCCCCGGCCACCGCCGACCTAGGGCTGAACCATGAGCGGATTTATTGCCACCGGCAGCACTGACGAACCTTTTGTCATTACCAATGATGGGTTCTGGCCTGACATCGATGTCGTGCATCTGCGTACATCCATTCGCCTGGATGGCAGCATCACTGACGCACGCATTGAAGTCGTGACCGTCAACGCCCTGATTCAGGTGAACGGCGAATTGGCGCAGGTGAAGTCGGCCCACGTGGCGAACGGATACACCACCATCGCCGCTGTGCCGGCGTTTGAAGTCAACGGCGAAAGCCACTTCATCCACCTTTACCGCCGTTCGATCTACTGCAGCGTCGGAGCTGAGCTCGCTGAGCGATATCGCAGCTACGACACCAGCGTCGATGGCAACAAGAACGCGGACGAACTGACGCCTTCGGTCGATGAATATCGGCGTGACGCCCGCTTCGCCATTCGCGATCTGTTGGGCGTCGGCCATTCCACCGTGGAGCTGATCTGATGACCACATACGAAACGATCGATTGGAACGAAATCTCGCGGCGCGGGCTGCTTGTGCGGATTAACCGAGAAATCATGCACCCGCTGGGCTTGGCCATTTGTCGCGTTCCAGAAACAGGCATATCACTTGGAGCAATTGTTTCGCCTGATGGCGCATTTATTTACGCCGAAGACGTCGGCCCTGTTCCAGCATCGGAAAACCAAAGCTGATGACGACCTCTGTGTATGCCGCTCAGGGCGACACCGTCGACGCCATTTGCTGGCGGGTCTACGGCCGCACTGCCGGCATCACCGAGGCAGTCCTTGAGGCAAACCCGGGGCTATCAGATTTCGGCACGATCATTCCGCACGGCACTCTGGTAGCGCTGCCGGATATCGCGCCGCAAGCCCCGGAGCTGCAAATGGTGAACCTATGGGATTGAGTCATCCGAAATCGCAAGCACATACACCATCACCCTCAACCTTGGACAGCGGAATCACGCGCATGCCTGACAAACCGGATACATGGGCCTGGTTCGCTGCCTGGCTCGAACTGAACTGGCCTGCCATCTACTCAGGCGGCCTCGCCTGTGTAATCGCCGCGCTACGGATCATCTACGGCGGCGGCACCTGGCGCCGGGTTTTACTTGAAGCTCCGCTGTGCGGCGCCCTTGCGCTTTCGGCCAGTCATGGGCTCTTTCTGCTGGGCATTCCGGCCACCACTGGCCCGTTCTTCGGTGGAGTGATCGGACTGCTGGGCGTTGAGGGAACCCGCGCACTGGCCAAGCAATTCTTCAACCGCAAGGTGGATCAGCTATGAGTGTTTTGCGCCACGGCGATCGCGGGCAAGAGGTCCGCACACTGCAACAGCGGCTCAACATACACGGCGCCGGTCTGGACCCAGATGGCGATTTCGGTGATGCCACCGAATCCGCGGTGCGTAATTACCAGCGTCAGGTTGGGTTGGTAATTGACGGTATTGCGGGCTCGAAAATCGCTCTGGCGCTGGCCGGCGCCGATTGTTCGAACCTGCTGCAGCACGCCCTGTTGGTGAAGGCGGCTGCACGCCTGGGCGTTGAGCTCGCCGCGATTATGGCCGTCAACGAAGTCGAAAGCCAAGGCAGCGGCTTCCTGGACAACGGCAAGCCGAAGATTCTTTTCGAGCGACACATCATGTATCGCCAGCTCAGCACGCCGCGCGCACCTGGTGATGATGTAGCCGATTTAAAGGCCCACGCCGACCAACTGGCTGTGGTCCAACCCAACCTGGTCAATCCGAAATCAGGTGGTTACGCCGGCGGAACGGCAGAGCACCAGCGGCTGGCAAATGCCCGACTGATTGACGATCTTTGCGCGCTGGAGTCGGCCAGTTGGGGCGCGTTCCAGGTGATGGGCTATCACGCCGAGCGCCTTGGATACGCAAGCGTTTCGGACTTTACCGATCGGATGGCCCGAGACGAGAACGAGCAATTCGAAGCCTTCGTGCGTTTTATCGAAGCTGACCCGGCGCTGCTCAAGTCGCTGAAGGGAAAAAAATGGGCGGCGTTCGCCAAGGCTTACAACGGCCCCAACTACACCCGCAACCTGTATGACACCAAGCTGGAGCGCGCCTATCAGCGTCACGCTGCAGGCTGCCCCATTCCGGAGGCCGCATGACCGGTATACGCATTGCCTATCTCGACATCAGCCCAAGGCAAACCGGCAAAACCGAGCGCCTGATTCAATGTGCGAAGCCGTATCTGGCCGCAGGCCACAACATACGGTTTGTAACCTGTGATGGGCTGGTAGAGGACATGCAACGCCGTTTGCCGGGCGCGCGGATTCTGTCTGATAGCGAAGCTTTACTCGACGACACTGACAATAGCGTCTGGTTTTACGACGAATTCGACTGGCTCGATTCAACCAAAATTCGGCCCGGGGCTTACTACGCCGCCACACCTAAGTTCCTTCGGACGTTGGGCGTTGACACTGCTGAAAACGATTTACTGCTACGTCTCATCGAAGCCAACAGCGGCCATTTCCAGCGTTACACCTGGCCTTTCTACATGGGCGATACGCTCAGCGAAGCCCGTCTAGTCCATAGCCCAGAAGACTTTCGCCTTCTCTACCTCGGAGAGTTTCTCAAATGATCGATTTCGACGCTGTACAGCGACTGAACGTAAAGGACGGCGATCTGTTAGTTGTGCCTGAGACCACCGGGCATGAGGACATGGCATTGTTGGGCGAAGCCCTTCACATCATGACCCCGGGCTGCAAAGTCGTGATCGTGCGCGGTCCTCTCGCAAAGCTGGACGTCGGCGACATGAACAAGCTCGGCTGGTACCGCGCGTGAGCACGCTGCGCCAGGCGCTCTACGGCATCGCCTTGCTCGGCTCGATCGCGCTCCTGGTCTGGGCCCAGTCCCAGCGGATCGAGGTCGCTGACAAAAATGCAGAGCTGGCGAATCAAGCGGCAGATGCCGCTCGTGATAGGGCAACGCGCAGCGAGGCGACGGCCAACCAACTTCAGGCATCTCTGCAGGAAGAGCGGAACTCCCAAACCGTATTGCGCGGCGTTCAAAACCAACTGCGCCAAGGGCTCGCCACCCGTCAACGAACGATTGAGGACTTGAAACGTGAGAATACCGAACTTCGCTTTTGGGCTGATCAGCCTCTCCCTGACGCTGCTCGCCGGATGCGCGAGCGCCCCGCCATCACCGGAGCCGCTGCTTATCGCGACTGGTTGTCCGGCCGTGGTGCCTTGCACCCTGTCGGCGACTAAACCGGACAAGAACGGCGCCCTGCTCAACGACCAGGACGTCACCGAGAACGACTGGGCGCAATGCGCTGCGCAGGTCGATATGGTTTACCAGCATCAGCAGACCCAGGCGGGTAAACCATGAACAAACCAGAATCGCTACGCGCTCACCTGCTCGCCTCGGTACCGGAGTTAAAGAAAAACCCCGACCGCATGATGGTATTCCTCGACAAAGGCACCATGCGCAGTACCGCTGCCTTTGGTCTGTCGTTCGAATACAGCTACACGCTGAACCTGATCTTCACGGATTACGCTGGCCATCCCGACGCCATCGCCATTCCCCTGTTCGCTTGGATCCTGGTGAACCAACGGGAGCTGATGGAGAACGTCGACCGCAGCAAAACTGCCGTCGCCTTCGAAGCCGATCTCCTGGACAACAGCAAGGTCGACCTGTCGATCAAATTGCCGCTCACTGAGCGTGTGATCGTCAAACGCCAGGACGACGGCAACCTGGTCGTCAATCACCCACCAGAGCCCGTGGTCGACGATGACCCATTCACCGTGCCTGGGCTTGAGCTATGGACTGCCGGCGGCGAGTTCATCGCACGGTGGGAGAAACCATGAGCAATGACCTGCAGGCTTTGGAAACATGGGTTTCAGTGTTGTTGGCCAAACTGGACGAGGGTGAACGCCGCAAGCTGCTTGGCACCATCGCCCGGGATCTACGTCGTAGTCAGTCGAAACGCATCACCACGCAGCGCAATCCTGATGGTTCGGCGTTCGCACCTCGCAAGCCCAAGGACCTGCGTGGAAAAAAAGGCCGGATCAAGGGCAAGATGTTCACCAAGCTGAAATCAGCCCGTTACCTGCGCACGCAAAGTACCTCCAACGGCTTGTCGGTCGGATATATCGGCCGTGTGAGCCGCATTGCCCGGGTTCACCAGTACGGCCTCAAGGATCGACCGGAGCGCGGCCAAGCCGATGTGCAATACGAAACACGGCAGCTGCTGGGATTCAGCGGCGACGAGCTGGAAAACATCCGAAACTTGCTCATCGATCACCTCGCAGGCTGACCTTCTCCTGTACGCACTCGCGCTACAGCCCGCCGCCGATGCAGCTCGCACGCGCGACCTGCAACATCGGCAGCATGGACTCTCTTACTGAACTGACTCGACGCCTTGAAAACCTGATTCGTGCCGGCACCATCGCCGAGCTCGATCCGGTGAAGCCGCGTTGCCGTGTGAAAACCGGCGGCCTACTGACTGACTGGCTCCCGTTCTTCGCCCTACGTGCCGGCGAGGACAGCGACTGGGATCCGCCGAGTGTCGACGAGCAATGCCTGGTGCTTTCGCCTTCCGGCAACCCCGCCCATGGCTTCGTCATCTTCGGCCTGTACAGCGATCGCTTCCCTGCTCCGGACAACGTGCCAACGCGCAGCCGACGTCGATACCGCGATGGCGCTGTCGTCGACTACGACACCGCAACCCACACGCTGAGCGCCACATTGCCAGATGGCGGCAAGGCCAATCTCATCGCACCAGGTGGTGTTCACGTCACCGGTGACGTTGTGATCGATGGTCTGGTGACAGTCACCCAGGATGTCGTCGCCGGCGAGCAGAAAATCAGCCTGGTCAACCACCGAACCTCCGGCGTTCAGTCAGGTAACGGGACGTCCCAAGGACCAATCCCATGATCGGCATGAACAGCAGCTCCGGCCGCAGCATCGTCGGCGACGCGCATCTAGTGCAATCGATCGCCGACATTCTGACCACACCCATCGGAACCCGCGTAATGCGCCGCGAATACGGCAGCCAGCTCGCCGACCTGATTGATTGGCCACTTAACAGCGCAACCCGGCTGCAGGCTTATGCGGCCACAGCCATCGCTTTGATGCGCTGGGAGCCTCGGATTCGCCTGAGTCGCGTCCAGCTGACATTGGGTGATGTTGCCGGCCAGGCAATTCTCGACATCGAAGGCAGCCTGGTGGACACCAACGAGCCGTTGAGCCTGCGCGTTCCTCTCAGCTTGGGAGCAACAGCATGAAAACCTTTACCCCTATCGACCTGGCTCAGCTGCCGGATCCTGACGTAGTCGAGCAGATCGATTACGAGCAGATTCTCGCCGAACGCAAGGCCTATGCGGTCAGCCTCTGGCCCGCGGACCAACAAGCTGCCGTCGCCGCGACCTTGGCCGTCGAGTCGGAGCCAATGACCAAGCTTCTGCAAGAGAATGCCTATCGCGAAATGCTGCTGCGTCAGCGAGTGAATGAGGCGTCGCTGGCCAACATGCTGGCCAAGGCCAAGGGAAAGGACCTGGAGCAGCTCGCCGGCAACGTCAATGTCGAGCGCCTGGTCGTGACTCCAGGCAACAGCGCAGCCGTCCCGCCCATCGTCGCGGTAATGGAGTCGGATGACTCGCTGCGCGAGCGAGCGCAGATGGCATGGGAAGGACTCTCCACCGCTGGGCCCCGTAATAGCTACATCCTGCACGCGCGCAGCGCAGACGGCCGCGTTGCCGATGCAACGGCTGAAAGCCCGTCGCCGGCGGTGGTCGTCGTCACTGTTCAGGGTTTGGTCGGGGACGGAAGCGTCGACCAGGCGTTGCTGGATGTCGTCAGTCGATACCTAAGCGACGATGACCGTCGTCCGGTTGCCGATCGGCTAACGGTGCAATCGGCGACCGTCCTGCCATACCACGTCGACGCGGTTATCTATCTCGCCACAACTGGGCCGGAAGCGGAGCCCATCCGCGAAGCGGCGCAATCCCGCCTCGTCACATTCATCACTCAGCGTCGGCGCCTCGGCGTAGAGATCTCCGAGTCGGCCATTCATGCCGCGCTGCATGTAGAGGGCGTGCGCAAGGTGGTGCTCAGCAACTGGACCGATATCACGCCGAGCGAAGCCGAGGCAGCGTATTGCACCGGATACAGCGTGGCCGTTGGTGCGCTGTCATGACGAGCCTGTTGCCGCCGAATGCCAAACAGCTTGAGCGGCTAGCAGCCGAGGCGCTCGCGCAAATTGACCGCGTGCCGGTTCCGATAAGAGATCTGCTGAATCCTGATCGATGCCCGGTGCAACTGCTGCCCTACCTCGCCTGGGCATTCTCCGTCGATCGGTGGGACAGCACCTGGTCGGAGTCGACCAAACGCCAGGTCATTAAAGGCTCGTACTTCATCCATTCACGCAAAGGGACGATCGGAGCGCTAAGGCGCGTAGTCGAGCCGCTGGGTTACTTAATCGATGTCCTGGAGTGGTGGCAGACCGCGCCAACCGGCACACCTGGCACGTTCGCGCTGAAAGTAGGCGTGCTGGATACCGGTATCACCGAGGAGATGTATCAAGAGCTGGAGCGGCTGATCGATGACGCCAAACCAGTCAGCCGTCACCTGACAGGTTTAGCCATCAGCCTGGAATCCTCGGGCGGCTTTTACCTCGCCGCTGCAGTACATGAAGGCGACGAAATCGACGTTTACCCACCGGTGCTGCGAGATATTGAAGTCTCGGGGGTTATCGGTCGTGGTGGGCGTGACCACTCAATCGACACTCTGGATATTTACTCATGATTGACCAGACCTCTCAGTTCTTTGCCATTCTGACCAACGTTGGCGCCGCCAAACAGGCGAACGCCGATGCCCTGGGCATCCCTTGGAAAATCACGCAGATGGGCGTGGGTGACGCCAATGGTGCGGACCCGATTCCATCCGCTACACAAACAGCGCTGATCCATGAATGCCGCCGGGCCCCGCTGAATCAGCTCAAGGTCGACCCAGCCAACGGCGCCGTCATCGTCGCCGAGCAGGTAATTCCTGCAGAAATCGGTGGCTGGTGGATACGCGAAATCGGGCTATACGACGCCGACAACGACCTGGTGGCGATTGCCAACTGCGCGCCATCCTTCAAACCGCTGCTCACGCAGGGCTCTGGTCGCACGCAGGTCGTTCGAATGAACCTGGTCGTCAGCAACAGCGCCAGTGTTGAACTCAAGATTGATCCGAGTGTTGTGCTGGCGACCCGAGCATATGTTGACCAGAAAGTCGTCGAAGAGCTGAACAAGCAGGACTTCAAGCATTCGGTTCTGGTGGCCACCACGGGTCCCATTGCCTTGAACGGTCTACAAAACATCGACGGTGTGACGCTGATCAGCGAGGCGCGGGTGTTGGTGAAAAATCAAGCCTTGCCCAGGGAAAACGGCCTCTACAGCGTTTCTGCGGCAGGTCTGTGGACGCGAAGCGCGGACGCCGACAGCAGTCTGGAAGTGACACCTGGGATTTTTGTGCATGTCGAGCGTGGCACGGCCAACGGCGACAGCATCTGGCAACTGGTTACAGATGCGCCAATTGTTCTCGGCACCTCGGATTTGGTGTTCGAGATGATCAATGGGCGCAGCGGTCTCAACGCCGGTACCTACCGCAGTGTGACTGTTGATAAGTACGGCCGAGTCATAGGTGGCACCAATCCGACCACGCTAGCCAGCTACGCAATCGATATTCCTACGCAGGCCGAGGCCGAGGCGCAGGTTAGCCAGGACAACGCAAAGCCGATGACGGTGCTTCGCGTCTTCCAGGCGATTGCCAAAAAGCTAGGTCTTATGGCGCAGACAGGGCTAACTGATGCCACCGTTGGAAAGTTGATGCTCGTCGGTGCCGGTGGCTTGATGGGACCGGTTGAGCCCTTCACTGATCCGAATACTATCCCTTGGCGAACCGGCCATTTTGGTGCGGCGGGCGCGTCGTTCGTTAACGCTCCGCCAAATGCTATTTCCGGCGATCTAGTTTTTCAGGAGGTTTTCAACAGCAACGCCGCCGCGCAGCATTGGACCTGTTATGCGACGGCGCATAAATATACTCGGCGCTGGAATGTCAACGCCTGGACTCTTTGGGATGAAGATCTGACGGTGTCCAGCGTTGGCGACTTGATGACTGCAACACAGGTGCAAACGAACTCTGGAGTCGATGACACCAAGTACGTGACCCCGAAAAAGTTTTCAGCCGGAGTGGCGGCCTTGGTCATTCAGGCGACCGAGGCAATCAAGGGTATCGCCAAAATTGCGACCCAAGCGCAGGTCAATGCGGGCTCAGGTGATGACGTCATTGTCACGCCCTACAAGATGCGATTGGGCTTTACAGTGAGTTTCAATTCGCAGGGTTATGTTGTGTTTCCGCCTTGGCTGGGAAGCTTAATCATTCAATGGACCAGTTCGTCGGCTATTGCGCCCGGTGCGGCGGGTTCAGCTAGTTGGCCAATGGCCTTCCCGGTTGGTTGCATTTGGGCGTTGGCCGCGCCGTTGGGTAACTCTGGAAATGGCAACGCCGGAAACGTTGTTGCGGGTGGCGTTTCCCCCATCGGGGTGAATTTATACAACTGGGGCGGCCAGATAAGTTCGTCGGCCCGAATCATTGGCATCGGAGTTTAATGATGAAGCGTTTTTACAGCCGAGCGACGCTTACTACCTATTTAGAAGGTATTCACCGGGTTATGCCGGCTGATGCCAAGGAAATCGACGAGGCCCGTTATCTGGAAGTCCTCGGTAATCCGGTTGCGGGCAAGGTTCGTGGCCACGATACAGAAGGGTTGCCGACCCTCATTGACCCCCCGCCGGAAGATTTGGCCATGATGGAGCGCGCCTGGCGCGACGGCGAGATTCTGCGGGTGCAGTGGATACGTGACCGGCACCGGGACGAGAGCGAGCTAAGCCGGCCGACCACCATCACCTCGGAGCAGTTCGCGGGCCTACTGTATTACATGCAGGCGTTGCGAGATTGGCCGGAGCAGTCGGCGTTTCCGTCTGAAGCATCCCGCCCGGTTCCGCCGGCGTGCATAGCAGAACAAACTTAATAACCTTCCCATACTGCCGTGGCGAATGCTTTGCTGCTGCGCCCATAGATACTTATCACAAGCCTCGCTCTTGCGAGGCTTCCCCCCGGGACTGTCTTTCAGTTTCCCTCGTCACATTGCCTACCTGTCGATTTAAGTCGATACCGCTGCGTGCTTGTTGTGCCCGGCTTTCTTACAACCCTGGTTGCTCGCCGCCGCATCGCGCGGGCGTCACCCTGCTCTTCATCGCCACCAACGCGCAGGAATTCCACATGCCAACTGATTATCACCACGGCGTCCGAGTTGTCGAAATCAACGAAGGCTCCCGCCCGATCCGCACCGTAGCGACTGCCGTCGTCGGCATGGTCTGCACCGCCGAAGATGCCGACCCGATCGCGTTCCCTCTCAATCGTCCAGTACTGCTAACCGACGTGCTTACCTCCAGCGGTAAGGCCGGTGTCCAGGGCACGCTCGCAAAAAGTTTGGATGCCATCGCTGACCAGGCCAGCCCGATTACCGTCGTCGTTCGTGTCGCCGAAGGCGCGGACGCTGCGGCGACCACCACCAATGTGATCGGCGGCGTTTCTCCCAGCGGTCAGTACACCGGGCTCAAGGCTCTGCTGGCTGCGGAAGCGCAGCTGGGCGTGCGACCGCGCATCCTCGGCGTACCTGGTCTCGACTCGCTGGCGGTGGCTACCGAACTTGTCCTCACCGCACAGAAGCTGCGTGGGTTCGCTTACGCCAGTGCCTGGGACTGCGAAACCGTCTCCGATGCCATCGCCTACCGTGAAAACTTCGGTGCCCGTGAGCTGATGACCATCTGGCCCGACTTCGTGAACTGGGACACCACGCTGAATGTCGATGCTCCGGCATCGGCGATCGCCCGTGCGTTGGGCCTGCGCGCCAAGCTCGATGAGCAGGTCGGCTGGCACAAAACTCTTTCCAACGTGGCAGTAAATGGCGTGTCCGGACTGAGCCGGGACATTTACTGGGATCTGCAGAACTCAGCCACCGACGCCGGCCTGCTGAACGCGGCGGATGTCACCACGCTGATTCGTCGCGAAGGCTTCCGCTTCTGGGGTTCGCGCACTTGCAGCGACGACCCACTGTTCGCCTTCGAAAACTACACCCGCACTGCCCAGGTATTGGCCGACACCATGGCTGAGGGCCAATTCTGGGCGATCGACAAGCCGATGCACCCAAGCCTGGTCCGCGACATCGTCGAGGGTATCAACGCCAAGTTCCGCGAACTGGTACGCCTTGGATACCTGATCGGTGGCGAGTGCTGGTACGACGAAGCAGCCAACGACAAGGAAACCCTCAAGGCCGGCAAGTTGTACCTGGACTACGACTACACGCCGGTGCCGCCTCTGGAGAACCTGGGGCTTCGCCAGCGCATCACCGACCGCTACCTGGTCGACTTCGCCAGCCGCGTCAACACCTGATATCCATTCATTCGCGCGGCGTTGGCCGCGCCTTTAGGAGAGCGCCCACATGGCTCTGCCCAAGAAGCTCAAGAACATGAACTTGTACAACGACGGCGTCAGCTACGTCGGTGCGTGCAAGAGCGTCACCCTGCCCAAGCTCGCCCGCAAGCTCGAAGCCTTCCGGGGCGGCGGTATGGAAGGAGCAGTGAAGGTCGACCTGGGACACGGCGACGACGGCATTCAGCTCGAATGGACCCTCGGTGGCTGGGACCTGACAGCGCTGCGCCAGTACGGTGCGGTATCGGCGAGTGGCGTCATGCTGCGCTGGGCCGGCTCTATTCAGCGTGACGACACCGGTGAAGTTTCAGCCGTGGAGGTGGTCGTGCGCGGCCGGCACGAAGAAATCGACATGGGCGACTCGGAAAGCGGTGAAGACACCGAGCACAAGTTCACCACCACCTGCAGCTATTACAAGCTGACGATCGACGGCAATGAAGAGATCGAGATCGACTTGCTCAACTTCATTTTCAAGGTCGATGGAAAAGACATGCTGGCAGAACACCGTAAGGCTATCGGCCTGTAATCCCAGCTTTCCCCGCCGGCTCGTCCGGCCCCTCACTTTCAAAGGATTTCGACATGAGCACCTCCCAAAAAAACGAAGCTGCAGACGCACCAGTTGAGAAGAATCCAAACCGCCCTGTCATCACCCTGGACACACCGATTATTCGAGGCTCGACAGAAATCACCGAGGTGACGCTGCGCAAACCCGTCTCCGGCGAGTTGCGCGGCGTCTCACTCACCGATCTGCTGCAGATGGACGTCCTGGCATTGCGCAAGGTCCTTCCGCGTATCACCACGCCGACCCTGACCGACCACGACATTGGCCTGATGGATCCGGCCGACCTGGTGCAGATGGCCACCGAGGTTGCCGGTTTTTTGCTGCCGAAGTCGGCGAAGGTGGATGCATCCCTCGTTGCGTAGATGACGCGATGGCGGATATCGCCGTGATTTTTCACTGGGGGCCAGCGGAGATGGATCCGCTCCCCCTGACCGAACTGATGGAATGGCGCGAACGCGCTCGTAAACGAAGTGGGGCGAAGGATGACTGACAAGCTGCGGCTGGAATTTCTGCTGTCGGCGATCGACAAGGTCACCGCGCCCCTCAAACAGATCAGCGCGGGGAGCAATGCTACGTCTCGCGCCTTGAAAGCGGCACGGGACCAGCTGAAGGAACTCAACGCCCAGCAGTCCAACATTTCCAGCTATACCCGCCAGAAGGAAGCCGTCCGCCAATCCTCCGAGGAACTGGCCCGGGCGCAAGACAAGTTACGCGGCCTGCGCGAGCAGCTGCAGAAGATGGACGCCCCCACCGCTGCTTTCCAGAAGGCATTCGTCAACGCCTCCGCCTCCGTGGAAAAGCTGACCAACAAACACACCGCTCAGCGATCGGAACTACAGCGTCTGATCCCCCTCTTGAAATCAACCGGTGCTGATACCCGCGACCTCGGCACCACCGAGCGCCGCCTAAAAACCGAGATGGAGGCAACTAATAAAGCCATCCAGGCTCAGAAAGATCGCCTCTCTGCGCTCGCCAAACAGCAGGGACGGGTGTCTATGGCACAGAGGAACTATTCCAAGGGGAAAGAGCTCGCCGGCAACGCGGCTATGGTCGGAGCGAGCGCTGGTGCTGTCGGTGCGGCGGCCGGACTCCCGATCCTAGGGACGATCAAGGATTATTCTCGATTCGAAGATGCCATGGCGGGTGTTGCCAAACAGGTCGAAGGTGCCCGGGATGGCAACGGACAGCTCACACAGACTTATTACGACATGGGCGCGGCAATAAAGAAGATGTCCGAAACCATTCCTATGGCGACTACAGATATCGCCGCGCTGGTGGAAGGCGGTGCGCGAATGGGCATCCAGGGCAAAAACGATCTTCTGGAGTTCGCCCGCGTCGCCGCGACCGCCGCGACGGCTTTTGAGTTACCTGCGGACCAAGTCGGCGAGAGCCTGGCGCGCATTGCCAGTCTCTACAAATTGCCCATTAAGAACGTCAGCCAGCTCGGCGACGCGATCAACTACCTGGACGACAACGCCATGTCTAAGGGTGGAGACATCATTGACGTCATGCAGCGCACGGCAGGCATTACCGCGTCGGTTGGCATGTCGTTCAAGGACGCAGCCGCATTGGGATCAACCTTCCTGACGCTCGGCGCATCGTCGGAAATCGCCGCCACCGCAACCAATGCAATGATTCGAGAACTGGCTATCGCCACCCAGCAACCCAAACGGTTTGTCACCGGTCTCAAGTCGATCGGCCTGGAAGCGAAAGCAGTTCAGGACGGCATGAGCAAGGACGCGACGGGCACCATCCAGAAGGTGCTGGAAGCGGTGAACAAACTGCCCAAAAACCAGCAGCTCGGTGTGATGACCCAGCTGTTCGGCAAAGAGTACGGCGACGATGCGGCAAAACTGGCGTCCAACATCGGTGAATACCGGCGACAACTTGACCTGGTGAATGGAGCGGACAACGCCCCCAAGCGCGACGGATCAATGCAGCGCGAAGGGGATATCCGTGGGGACCAACTGTCAGCCCGATGGGAGATGTCTCAAAACCGCATGTTCAACCTGAGCAGTGCCTTGGGCGAGACCCTTCGACCAGCACTGATTCAACTGATTACGGGATTTAACGGCGTCCTCGAGCGCGTCAACGCGTGGGCGACCGCTAACCCGGGACTGGTGCTGGGCATCCTGAAGGTCGGCGCCGGCATCGCCGCGTTGTCGATCGGCTTCAGCACGGTTGCCCTCGCACTGGCCACGACCCTTGGCCCGTTCCTCGCCGTGCGATACGGGTTGTCATTGATAGGGATCCGCCTGCCCTCTGTGATCGGGCTGCTGTTCAACCTTGGCTCGAAGGTCCTGCCCTTTGTCGGGCAGGCATTCATGTGGGTTGGCCGACTGTTCATGGCCAATCCAATTGGCTTGGCCATCACGGCGATCGCCGCCGCTGCCTATCTGATCTATGCGAACTGGGACAAGGTGAAGTCTTACTTCGTCAGTGCCTGGGCTGAAATCAAACTGGGCTTCAGCGGCGGGATCAGCGGCATCCTGCAGACGCTCGCCAATTTCAGCCCAATCAGGCTGATCTACCAGGCCTTCTCAGCGGTGATGAACTACATGGGCGTCGAGATGCCCAGCCGATTCACCGAGTTCGGAGGAATGATCATCTCCGGCCTGGTTAACGGCATCACCAATGCCATGGGTTCGGTGAAGACGGCCATTTCCGACGCTGGCAGCAGCACCGTCGACTGGTTCAAGGAAAAACTCGGCATCCACAGCCCTTCCAGAGTGTTCGCCGAGCTCGGCGTCTTCACCATGGCCGGGTTGGCCCAGGGTGTTGCGGACGGTCAGAACGGACCTATGGAAGCCGTCAAGGCCGTGGGCGAACTGATGACCCACGCGGGAACTGTGACCATCGGAGCCATCACCAATGCTGGAGCGTTGCTGAACCCAGCCTCTGCCATACCTGGTGTGGCTGCAGCAGCTCTGAACCCAGCCGCATCCATTCCGGGAGCGAAAGCTGAAAACGGCGGCATGCTCGAATCAATCCTAGGAATGGGCAAGCGACTGGCCCAAGTGGGCGCGATCGCCGTGGGTATTGGCGGGGCTCAAGGTGCGATCGCCGTCGACAACCGCCCGCCAATTGGTCCAGCAGTAGCTCCGGCGGCGATGCAAATGGCGCCCGATAAAATCGTCATCAACATTCACCCCGCCGCTGGGATGGATGCCACGGCGATCGCGCGGGCCGTTTCTGCAGAACTGGACAAGCGCCAGCATGCAAAACAAGCCAAGGGACGCAGCGCCCTTTTTGACCAGGAGTAAACGGACATGATGATGTCACTGGGCATGTTCATTTTCAGCCTAGAAACCCTGGCGTATCAGGAACTGCAGCGGCAAACAGAATGGCGTCATGGCTCGACCTCCCGTATCGGCACCAATCCATCACGTCAGTTCCTGGGCCGTGGCGAGGACTCGATCAGCATGCCTGGAGTTCTTCTGCCGGCGCTCGCCGGAACCCCGCTCAGCCTCGACACACTTCGCGCCATGGCCGATACCGGCAAGGCCTGGCCGCTGATTGAAGGCACCGGCAGGATCTTGGGCATCTGGGTGATCGACAGCATCAACGAGACCAAGACCCTGTTCTTCTCGGACGGCGCAGCGCGTCGGATTGAGTTCACCATCGCGCTTAAACGGATCGATGACGGCCGCGTCGACCTGCTCGGCGCAGGCGTCAGCACAGCCGGCAACATTCTGAGGAAAATCCTGTGATCGACCAGGCACTGAGCCAGATCGATGGCTATCTGAATGATGCGCAGGCCTCAATGCGGGAAGCGAAAGCCTACCCGCGTCCGATCTGCCGGCTGGAGGTCGATGGACGCGACATCACGGCGGCTATCGAGAAGCGCCTGATGAGCATTGAACTGACCGACAACCGCGGACTCGCGGCAGACCAGCTCGATGTCACGCTTTCGGATCATGACGGGCGCCTGGTCATTCCACCGAAGGGTGCGACCTTGCGCCTGTGGCTTGGCTGGAGCGATACAGGGCTGGTCGACAAAGGCTCATACACGGTCGATGAGACCGAACACAGCGGAGCGCCGGACCAATTAAACATCCGAGCGCGCAGCGTGGACATGAGTGCGGGACTGAAGGTCAAACGGGAACGAAGCTGGCATAACGAAACGATTGAGACAGTCGTGCAAGCCATTGCGGGGGCCTACGGCCTTGGCCCGCTGGTAAGCGCCGCTCTCAGCGCGATCAAACTAGTGCATCTTGATCAGGCCAATGAATCAGACGCGAACCTGCTCTCCCGCCTGGGACAAGAGCATGATGCGATCGCCACAGTGAAAGCCGGCAGGCTGCTGTTCATGCCGATCGGCAATGCGACCAGCGCCAGCGGACTGAACCTGCCGCACATCACCCTGACCCGCCGGGACGGCGACCAGCACCGATTCCTTCAAGCGGATCGAGATAGTTACACCGGCGTTCGGGCGTTCTACTACGACGTCAACAGCGCCGAAAAAAAAGAGGCGGTATCCGGCGGCGGAGACAATATCAAGGACCTGCGGCACTCCTACACCGACCAGAAAAGCGCGCTGGTCGCTGCCCGGGCAGAGTGGAACAAACTGCAGCGCGGTACGGCAACGCTCAGCTATTCGCTGGCGCGTGGCCGTCCGGATCTAACGCCAGAGCTCACCTACTCCCTGACAGGGATCAAGCAGGAAATCGCGGACATTATCTGGCTGGGGGGCAACGTCAAACACAGTTTCACGTCGGACTCATTCACCACGAGTCTTGAGCTTGAATCAAAGTTGCCAGATGGCGACGAGGTAGCGGAGCTGGCCGACGATGCCAAGGACTACACGGGAATCGTCGCGTGGTACCGCGACAAGAAGAGCGGTAAGCAACAAAAACTTACCGAGGGTGATCAGAGCAAGCCAAAACGACTGTCACATCTGTATGAGAGTAAAGCCTCGGCAAAACGAGCTGCGGAGCGAGAGCTTAAACGACTGACCTCCAGCAAGGCAGTCGCCTCCCATTCTTAGCAGGCGTGTCGCTGACAGTACATCAACCGTGCACTTGGCTTACCTTCATCGGTTACAGAAACCAATGCATGCAGCACCTGGAGCAAGCGCTCCTGATCATCGCTGGATAAACGTCTGTAGCCGACAATCAACTCCCGCTCCAATTTCGTAATAGGCTCGAACATAGCGAGCCCATCGGCTGCGGTTTCGGGGGTGACGCTAATCGGTTTCATTGTCTTTCAAGCTCCGTCACTGTATGCACATACAGTACCCATATCGAACCATTTAGCCAATGGGGGCATTCGCTCAGATACAAAAAAGCCCAGCAGAAGCTGGGCTTTTTGACGCTGAGCCTCGGACGACGATCCCGCTTAACCTTGCTTCGCTTTCAATTCAGCGAGCAGCCTATCGATCCCTTGCTGCTTGTAATACAGGGCCTCGAAGTTCTTGGTCCAGTTATCCAGCTGCATATCTCCCATCTGTTCCGGCTTCACCAATTCTGCAAGGTTGTTCACCTGAATCAGCTTCTGTACAGCTGCCAACGCTTGGGCCCGAGTAACAGTCACGTCAACCGATGGACCCTTGAGTTTTTTGGAAACACCATTCTTGATTTCCAGTTCAATGGGGAGGGCAGTGACTTGAACCGACTCGGCGGAGGTATGCACGAAGGTCCGATACACGCCGTACAGGGCGGCTCGCTGCACCTCGTATCGAACATTTTCAGGTAGGTCACCAGGTACGACTTGCGGAGAAAACTGCACATGCAGGGGCTGAGCTTTCAGCACTTTGAACGTGCCATTTTCATCGGAAAAATCTCCGAAATCTTCGACCATCGCAGGCAAATTATCGAAGTGTTGAGGCTCCAAAGCATGAGCCGAGAGCGCTACAGATGATGCAAGTACAGCAGCCAACACAGTTCTTTTGGTAATCCCAAACATGAACGCAAGTTCCTTCTCATTAGATATGGCTGTTAAGTACGTGGTGCTGGTGTTGAGTCTTTTGCGACGGTAGCCATCGCATAAGCCATACGGCGGATGGATTCTTTGTCGTAATCCGACAGGTTACGAAAATAGGACAGGACTTCGGATTCAACAGGTGACAGCTGATCCGCGAATGCGGGTAAAGGCTCACCGAACAAAACGTAGTAAATATCCACCCCTGCTTTGTGAGCTAGCAGCAGGTACGGGGCATCAGGGCTTCGCTCGTCTTTCTCATAGTTCAGCTGAGTGTTTTTTTTAACACCGCAAACATTTGCCAATTCCGTTTGGCTAACGCCCAGCCGCGCTCGTTCTTCGCGAAGCCGAGCTCCAATGGTCATCAAAATCGCACCCTCATTGCTTGACAGTCCCAATTATTTGTACCAAGATCGCCAGAATTCCACACTAAATCACACGAATGAGCACTATGCCGAACACAGCTATCACGGAGCAAGCCTTACAGCTGGCTCGAAGTAAGTTGGTCGCGCAGGGACTGTCTGCTGCTGATTTCGCCAAACGACACGACCTCAACCCCAGCACTGTTTATGCAGTGCTGAATGGTCAAAAAAAATGTTTGCGAGGCGAAGCTCACCGAGCGGCTGTGCTTCTGGGTATCAAAGACGGCGTGATCTCAAATTAATTGCACTCACCTTTTTGAGAAACCAGAAGATGAAACGCACTGTTCTAGAAACCCGTCGCCAAGTTGTGAGCGCAGTCATTTGCGCATACCCGGGGGGGCGTGATTGCGCAGCACCGCGTCTAGGGATGTCGGTCAAAAAGTTCGACAACCACGCGTATGAAAACGCTGGTAGCCGCCCACTGACCGATGAGCAGATCTGCCTTCTGGAGTCGCAAACCGCCACCACTCACCTCCCCGACTTCGTCTGCAATCTGTACGGCGGTGTTTTTGTCCCCGTAGCTGAGGCAGGGCAGCTCGACAACCTCGACCTATACGCCCGTTCGATCAACACCACCGTAAAGCGCGGGCTCGTCGACGCCATCATTGCCAAAGCACTTCAAGACGGCGTCATCCAGGACGACGAGGTGCAGGACATTATCGCGGCACATCGAGCACACGTAGCAGCAAGACATGAAGAGGTCACTGCGGTGATCGTTCTGCACCGGGAAAACCCGGGCAGCCAGGATATGAAGTAGGCGCAAGAAGCGCCGCCAGTTCTCGGCTTTAGCCGAAATGTCGCAATTCGCGATGGGGGAAACAAAGTGAGCACTTACAAACTGGTATGCCCGCATTGCCAAGGGCGAATGCGGATCCGCACAAGTGAAGGCACGCATATTTTTCTGCGTATTGCCTACCTGCAATGCACCAACGAGGCCTGCGGCTGGTCAGTCCGAGCTGAGTTCGAAATGACTCATGAAATGAGCCCCTCCGGTATGCCCAATCCGTCCGTTCGCCTGCCGGTCGCCCCCGTGGCGATTCGCAGACACGCGATGAGGAAGGAAGGCGAACAACAAATGGACCTACTTGAGCTGGAGACGGCCTGATGAACATGATGACCAATGCGCAAAACCCCGAACGCGAGTACCGCGCCGCCATGCAGAGCGCCGCGCATTGCTACATGCAACGCCACCAGGCTGAACACCTGGGAAATGACCAGCAGCTCTTCAACCGCACCGTCACGTACCTGCAAGCAACATTGGAAGTACCTGTCTACCTTGCCGAGACTTTGACGGGCTTGGCATACGCCGAATTGCATTCCGATGGTGGACAGCCCCACCTCGACCTAAAGAACAGCAGTGCGTCCGTGGCGATGCTCACAGACCCAGACAGCGGCAAGTCCTTCGCCATTCCCGTCGTGTTGATATTCAAACACCTGGTCGACGCTACCGAGCCTCAACCGACAGCCCCTTTCAACTAACCGAATAGCACCACCTTTCGCGAGTGGGTTTGGGCAAGTTGCGCCCGAAATCAGGGAAAAAGCCATGAATACAGCACTTTCCATCCGAATGGACCTTAGCAAGAACCTCGCTGAAGCCCTGCACCAGGAGCTGCGTAAGCGCCTTCGGATGGGCATTCAGGAGCATTGGTACTCGGATGAGTTTCGACGCATCCCTGATGGCTTGCGGACCGGCGCAATTCTGTCTGCCTACCCCGCCTTGGCGGCTCAAAAAACAACTCTCGGCGCCCTTCAGGTCGCCATCAGAAAGCAGGCGTGAAGATGGAACAGCAAATGCGGGGCGATGTACTAACCCGACTCGAAAACGACTATGGCCTTCGACATCGCACAGGCACCGACTTCATGCGCGGTGGCACCTGCCCTGCCTGCTCTAAGAAGGAACTGTATTCGAGCTTCGAAAACCCGTGGTTCATCAAGTGCGGCCGTGAGAGCAAATGCGGTCAGCAGTGGCATGTCAAAGAGCTGTACGCGGATCTGTTTGACGATTGGAGCAAACGTGCGCCGGCCACGGACGATCAACCGACAGCAAGCGCCCGCGCTTATATGGAGTTCGCCCGGGGCTTCAAGATCGAGCTGGTCGCCGGACTGTTCACCCAGGAAAACTACTTTGACCGCGACCTGAACATCGGGTCAGCAACGGTCCGTTTTCCTCTGGAGCGCGGCGGCTACTGGGAGCGCCTGATTGACCAGCCTCAGCGCTTCGGCAAGAAGAAAGCCCGATTCAAACCAGGGGCGTCGTACAAAGGCTATTGGTGGTGCTCGCCGAATATCGACCTGTCACAGACCAAAGAACTGTGGATCGTCGAAGGCATTTTTGATGCGATCGCCCTCGAGCACAGCGCGATCGATGCGGTCGCGGCAATGTCGTCAAATGCATTTCCCGAGGCCTCGCTGAAAGCACTCGCCGTCGATCGAGCAGGCAATCTGCCGAGACTGGTGTGGGCACTGGACAACGAGCCTGGCGCACACCGGTACACCCGCAAATGGGTCGCCATGGCCCGGGCTCTGGGCTTTGAATGCACTGCGGCTCAGATTCCGCAACGCGATGCGCGAAAGGTTGACTGGAACGACCTGCATCTGCGCTGGGTCTTCATCAGTGATGAAGACGATCGCCGCAAGCGCACAGAAGCGGACCTCGACGAGGCCCGCCACCACGGTGCCCTGCTTATAGCCGAGAGCGCGTCTGAAAAAGCGCTGCTGATGTACAACTGGCGCGAGCGCGAGGAGTTCCACTTCGGGTTTGAGTCCCGTCTTTACTGGTGGAAGCTGGACATCAGCAAATTCAACAACGCCATGCAGGCGCTGGAAACGAGCGAAAACCACGAAGAGCAGCAGCTGAACAACAAAGCCATGCGTGAGAAAGCGTTGCGCATGTCGGGCTGCGTGGTCGAGATCGCCAACTGCTACCCCCAGGCGCTGTACTTCCAGCGTAATGAGATCACTGACGAGTCCTGGTACTTCTTCCGTGTCGATTTTCCGCACGACGGCGGTTCGGTAAAAAACACCTTCACCGGAGGCCAGGTAGCCGCAGCGAGCGAATTCAAGAAGCGCCTGCTCGGCATGGCAGCCGGTGCAGTGTTCACAGGCAGCGGCCAGCAGCTCGACAAGATCATGAAGGACCAATTGTTTGCGATCAAAACGGTCCAGACGATCGACTTCGTCGGGTACAGCAAGGAATACGCCTGCTACGTGTACGGCGACCTGGCCGTGAAGGATGGCCAGGTGGTCGAGGTTAACGACGAAGAGTTCTTCGAGTTTGGCAAGCTACGCCTGAAAACCCTTCAACGCGCGGTGCCGGTGCGGATTCAGCGCGACCCGAAGGAATACAGCGACGAGTGGGCGAAATTGCTCTGGACCTGCTTCGGCGCCCAGGGCGTTGTCGCGCTGACCTTCTGGTTCGGCTCACTATTCGCCGAGCAGATCCGTGCTCGCTACCAATCCTTTCCCTTCCTGGAAGCCACCGGTGAGGCCGGTGCCGGTAAAACCACCCTGCTTAACCTGCTGTGGAAGCTGCTCGGCCGCGCCGGCTATGAAGGGTTTGACCCGTCGAAATCCACCAAGGCTGGCCGCAGTCGCTTGATGGGCCAGGTGTCCGGCATGCCGGTGGTGCTACTTGAGTCGGATCGGAGCGGTGACGACAAATCTCACGCGAAGAACTTCGAATGGGACGAACTGAAGGATTATTTCGGTGGCGGCACCTTGGCAACAAAGGGCGTTAAAACCGCCGGCAACGAAACCTACGAGCCTCCGTTCCGAGGCACGATCGCCATCAGCCAGAACGCGCCTGTGATTGCTTCCGAAGCCATCATGACGCGGATTGTGAAGTTGCATTTCGTGCGACCCAACGTGACACCAGAGAGCCGAGCCGCGGCTGATCGCCTGACAGCCTTAGATGGCTCCAAGCTCAGCCACTTCCTGCTGCAGGCGGTGAAGAGTGAAGGCGACGTCATGGCAACGCTTGCCGACAAAATTTCGGCTCATGAGGCTCGCCTTCGTCGGCTGCACACTCATTGCATTAGTTGCGATACCGAGTACCCAGCCAACAACGAAAAGGCCGCATGCCAACACTGCGGCAATCAGCTGAGAGGGTATATCCGCGTCGAACGTATCGTTAAAAACCACGCCCAACTGCTCGGCCTGGTCGACTGCATTCGCTCACTGATACCGCTGAGTGACGCCCAGATCAGCGCCACCCAGCGTTGCATCGTTTCAATGGCGATCGAGCGCCAAAGCTCGATCAGCGCAGACCACCCTGTCGTCGCTGAATTCTGGGAAGTCTACGACTACCTCCAAGGCCTCGACGTCGATGGCCCAGTGGTCAACCACAGCAAAAAAGACAACGTCATCGCCATCAACCTCAACGAGTTCGTCGAGCGCGCCACAGAACACCGGCAGAAGCTGGCCGACGTCAGCGAGCTGCGCGATCGCCTGAAGGAATCCCGCTGCCGCAAATTCCTGGAATCGAACAAGGCTGTCGACAGCGCAGTTCGCGCCCATCAGGCCACACGCCATAACAACACGATCACCAAGTCACCCACCGTCAAATGCTGGATGTTCCAGGCGTAGGGCTGCAACCCACGCTACACCCCTGAAAGGAGAGAACCATGCAAATCAAACTCATAACCGGCCCCATGGCCTCAGGCAAGACCACAAAGCTGCGATCGATTCAGTCCGAGCTGGAACAGCAGGGTTTCCACCCTTTGGTCATCAGCGGTCCAGCGGCCACCACTCAAGCTCTTGTGCGCTCGATCGCCCAGCAACTCGGCCGATGCCTGACTGTATTGGTCGACGACTGCAGCCAGGAGCAAATCGACGCGATCAACCATTGGAAAGCGAGAATAGACCGAGATGGGCAGTTTGCGGATGTTGTCATTCACCTGGTGCGTCAGGCTTAAAGGAGACCCTCATGTCTGAAGCACCTACGAAGAATCTCGAAAACTTGGAACTGCTGTTTGCCTTCGAGGATTGGGCAAAGCCGCGCGGTTATGACCTGTCCCGGGACCTCTCCGGCGCTAGTACCGAATTCCTGAATATTGAAACCCGCGCCGCGTTTCTAGGCTTCGAAGCGGCGCACGGCCCTGATGGCTGCCGCCCAGTGGGGCAGCAGCTGTATGCACATCTCAAAAAGAGCAGCGAATACGCCCACCAGACAGACAAGCTTTTCCCGGTCCGAGTCGACAAAGCGCCCTATGACGACTTCGTTGTGCACGGTGGACCAGGTGGCGTTTATCGCCTGCGCGACGTGAATTTCTATGTGGTCGAGGACGGTAAGCAATACCGCCTCAGCTAACGCCGGTCTGCAATCGGCAATTTTGAAAGGAGAGAACCATGCGAGACGTAGAGCAGCTTGAACAAACCGAACGCGGCGCCCTGCTCGGGCAATTGACCGGGGCAGTAGTGACGGTGGCGTTGATTGCCATCGTCGCGGTCCGGGTGCCGGATTTGATGATCTGGATCCTCAGCTAAGGATCTGAAAAAGTCGGTGCCGAGGGGCTGCAACCTCTCGGCACCTACCAACCCGAAGGAGAAGCACCATGCAAGTGACCCCCCAAGAAGTCAGCGCCGGAAAGGCTACCACGCCAGCCGTAGACCTGCGTCTCGTGTCCGTCGAGCAGTTGAAGAAGATCCACCGCGACCTGGACGCCTGTCAGAAAGTCATCTGGCTGGCCGGCTGTCGCCCCCGCGTACCCAACGGCTTCGACCCATCTTATGTCACAGAGGCACAGGAGCGGCTCAAGGAAATTGAAGCTCTGCTGGCCGAACAGCTACAAATCGATCAGACACCATTACCGATCACCTGCGAACAAATTCAGAAGCTCATGACCGGCGGTGATTGCCCGAAGGCCGGCGCCCTGGGCGAGTGTGCGGCCATCTGGCGCAACGGCAACATCTGGACAGCAGCGCTGTACATATGGGACGCCTCATTCAGCGACTCAACTGCCGTTGCAAACTGGTTCCACAAACTTGGAGCGATCGAAGTTTTAATAGCCCACACCTTGTACTGCACCAACAATGGCGACCGCAACGGCGAGGTCGCAGAGGGCGGCGCACGTCAATGGCTAGTCGAGTTCTCGACCCGGGAGGGGGCAAATGCGTGAACGCCCAACCATGGCAAGTCACCGGCTTGATCTGCCGAGCATCTGCGATTTATGCGGGAAGGCGCGCTCGATACCAAGACATCAAACCTGCAGCCGTATCCGGCAACGACGCAAAGCGGAGGAATGGGCCGATCTGATGGCTGAAAAACTCGCAGCCAGGCTCGCAAAGGGACGTCGCTATGTCCGTTGACCGTTTTAGTGAATGGGAAGACCTTTACCAGAACTGTAGGGGAGATAGTCAACGGTGAGCAAGCTGGATCGATTTATGAGAGAACGGGACGTTATCGCCGTTACATCCCTGTCACACGCAACGCTATGGCGGGCAATGAAAAGCGGGCGGTTCCCACGCCCGGTATCGATATCACCTGGCCGAGTCGGATGGCGCGAGTCTGCAATCGTGGCCTGGCAAGAAAACCCTGCAGCATGGAAACCAACCGAGGCCGCGTAAGCGGCCTCACTTATTTGTCAGCGTCGCCGTGATCACGTTCTTCTGTAGCCAAACTGACCAACGCTGCAGGCCGGACTTCTTCTCTTTGAAGTAGGTATAACGGTCATAGTGTTTCGATCCCACATCGCCAAACGCATGTCCTTGAATGCGGTCTTTCAACTCCTTATCAAGCCCTGCTACGCCCATCAGCGTTTTGCACGTCCGGCGAATGTCGCGCAGGGTGAATTGCCCGTTGAACTTCTTCGTGTGTCGGCCGTAAAGCTTCGTCACAGCTCGGGACAGCGACTGCGTGTGCAGCGACTTACCGTCGGCCTTGCCCACAAAGGGATAAGCGCTGGACTCACTGATTTCATCCATCACTTTCAGGCCTTGACGCATCAGCTTGTTGAACGGGACGACGTGTAGTGACCGCTCCCCCTCAATACCCTTGCCACCGCTCTTGCCCTTCCTGTTTCGGATAATCAAATGATCGTTCAGATAGTGGCGCCGCTCGGTTGCCAGAACCTGCTCCGGCCGCTGGCCACCGGAGGCGATGAGGAATTTCAGCAGCTCAGATGTCACCAGACTCAAATGCTCAGGTAGTAGCTGCCAGAGTGTTGCCAGTTCCTCCGTTGATAGAGCCCGATCACCAGGTTGTTCCCAGTCGTCCTGGACCGGCACACTGGCCACCGGGTTACTGATCAGTCCGAACCGCACCTGAACAGCCAGGTAACTGCGCGGGTTGTACTCCTGCTCCAGCCCTACTTGAAACGCAGCATGGAGTTGAGAACGGACGCGATTGCAATAAGTGGTGATGCCGGCATCGATCATTTTCACAATGATGTTGCGGATCTGGACCGGACCGATGAGCGAGGCGGGTTTGCTGACCAGGTCGGGGAATGGGTCGCTCACGTAATGCTTGAGGGACCACTTAACATCACCAGCCGATGCAGCTTCCTCGGTTTCGAGCTTCTTCACATAGAGATCAAGCAGATCCTTAAATGTACCTGGTGAAGCTTGCACCCCATTTTCCTCACGACACTTATCCCGGGCGATCGTGAGTTTCATCTCCGGCCATGTACCGAGCTTGGCCATCTTCTTTTTTCCAGAGATATGCCGCTGAAAATAAAACTCCTTCGTCCCGCTTGGGCGGACCTTGAGCACCAGAACCCCTTCGCCTTTGGCGGTGCGCCCGTCCGACATGACGTAATCCCGTTCGCGAGGCTTCAGCGCCTGAATCTGCTTTTCCGTGAGCATTGGTGACAGTACCTGGTGACAGTCGGCCAGATCTAAGGTGATATCGCTTGAAACAACACGATTGAACACCACCCTCTGAGAGCCTCGATTCTACTGGGCTACAGGCAGAAATTGATATCCCCTGTGACGCGCTGAGACTGCACTAGTAAAAGCTTCCCAAGCTGATAACGAGGGTTCGATTCCCTTCACCCGCTCCAAATTGTTTTTCCATGGATTTCTGTACAAGTCCATGGACGCATGCACGTCCTCAGAGCTGAAACGGTTTTATTCCTAGCTTCATTCCAGTGACACCCAGCGAATTCCACTGACTACCGATCTT